TTCGCGTATGGTGCTGGACCGGACGGCACAACATATCGCATCACTGTCGATCCGGCCTTCCCTGATGAGTGGATCGTCGAGTCGTTTGAGCCACAGAGTGGCACATGGATCTACTGGGATAATTACGACTGGGTGCACGACATCAGTCAAGTGGAGAACCTCACTGATCAGTGGATCATTCCCGCTGTCCCGAAGGCGCCGGTGTCGAAGATCCCAGGTCTCATGCCCGGCGATCCTGTCGCGCCCATCGACATCGAAGCGTCGAAGTACTTGTGGAAGGACGGCGAGATCATCGCCCGCACGGATCCCAATCCGAACACGGGCGCATACCACACACTCGTCGCAGATGGCAAAGGTGGTGTCACGCACTACGTGTACGACAGCGACGGCGTGGAGATGGACACGAAGTTCTATCCCGACTCGTCGCAGCTACACAACATGCCCGGCATCAAGGCGCAGCAGTGGAAGATCGGCGATTCGACCGTCACGCCGTCCGTCGGCCCGAAGGTCAAGCCATCGCCGATCCCAGGTAAGAATGCCGGCGACGTATTGTCGTTGGACGACTACATCACAGCGCCGCAGCACTCGAGCTCACCGATACAGCTCGCGTATTCGTACGATGCGAAAACGCAAGTTGAGTCGGTGTTGTGGATCTACCCAGACGGAACGAAGGTCATCAAGATTCGCTCCGCTGGAGAGAAGGTGTTCAGCGATCTCTTTAATAGCCTCGACAACCCGAATGAAATCGAGGCAATGATCACCCACCCGAAGGCTACGTGGTACACAGCCACAGAGACGGGTGGTCAACCGGACGCATACAAGATCGCACTCTCCGGAAAGCCGGGCGGAAGCGCTGTGCCGGGCGTGGCGAAGCCTTCCGCCATCACGGGTAAGGTCGAAGGACAGGACGTCACCGTCCTGGAGATCAAGAAGAAGTCATATGGCAAGCCGGGTGACATCGTTGCCACGCATCCAAGCGCGACGGGCGTGGGTAACGATGCGCGAGTCATCGTTGATGTGGACGGTGATCTCGTCATCCAAGAGTGGGATGGCAGTGTGTGGCAACACAAGGCTTTCCTCACCGGACCGAAGGCCGACACGGCATCCGCGTTCTCTGACTACAAGACGGGGTGGAAGGCTGCACTGGATCAAGCAGTGCCGCCTGCAAAGAAGATCGTTCTGAAGGCGAACGAGTCGCCGTTCACGCAGGCCATCGGCGATAAGATCAAGGTGGTGGACATCCTCGACCAGGATGTCTCATCGCTGGACGATGGCACGGTCGTTGCGAAGCTGGACATTTGGGGTGAGAAGTATCGTCTCGTTGTGATCGACGGTAAGCTCGTCCAGCAGAAGTTCATGCCCAAGACGGGTAACTGGGCTGGCAATAAGCTCATCAAGACACAGTCTGACATTCAAGTGTACTGGGTCAAGGAAGGCGACTACGGGTGGAATGCCGGCAACGTGTGGAAGGTCACGTCTGAGCACCTCGACCCGCCTAAGACGAAGTCACTCAAAACTTTCGTCGCAAAGAAGAAGGTGCTCGCTAAGCCGTCGGGTAAGAAGCCATCGTATGCGCCTGGCGGTGGCGTTAGTCATGGTGCTCCGACCACCACACTGAAGTTCGAGGACGCCATTCCGGGCGGGTACACGCCCACTGTCAATCCGGACGTGACAAAGTTCGTCGCGCAAGTGGAGAGTCACGGTCCTAAGATGAAGGACCTCATCCCACAGCACGTCGATATCTCCGGCATCTCACAGTCATTCAAAGACGAGATGCTGAAGACGAGGATCGGCATCAACTCTCCGGCAGAGACGATCTTTGATCAGCTCGAAGGCGTGATGAAGCGGCACAATGCCGCGCATCCGAACGATAAGCTGACACTCGCACAAGTCGTCCGCATCTTCGACGAGTCTCGAGCCCAGCGGAACGGATTCGCTGCGGGCAGCGCAGAGGCACGCGCTTACGAAACGAAGGTCGTGGACTGGTGGACGCGCGAAGGGTATAAGCGTGGCTGGCATCCCAAGCAAGCGTGGGACGCGCCTGTGTACTCTCGCGATCTCCCATCCGTCATGCATCGCCTCGATGCTCCCGGTCAGCCGGACTTCGACTCCGTGCGGTATCGCGTTCTGTCCGATTCGGATGCGCGCGCGATGCAGGCTGACATGGAGGGCAAGTATGGTCCGGTGTCGACAGCACAAGCGCGTGGCGTCGCGGATTACACGGGCGGACACTTCCGTGAGATCAACCACGCCATTCGCGATGGCAAGGTCGCCGGGTCAACATACGAGGCTGAGATTCGTCAGACAGTGGGAGCCTTCCGTCCGTCGACCATCGGCGTGAAGTTGTTCCGTGCGACAGGTTGGTCCGAGTTCTTCGACTCGAGCATCACGTCGGAGGGTGCGCTTCAAAGTTATGTGGGCCGCACGTTCGCATGGCGACGCATGGTGTCCACGACGATCAGGCAGAAGCGCACGTACTCTGTCAAGCAAGACATCATTCTACACATCGATGCGCCACCAGGCACACCCATGGTGTACGCGCAAGCTAAGGGTGGTCAAGCGAGTGAGTACGAGATGATCCTCGCGCCACACACAATGTTCAAGATTATGAAGGTGTACAAGGTCGGCGGACAAGTCCACGCAGATGTTAGAGTGGTAGGCGTAGCAGACGCGGCAGTGGCAGGTGGCATATGACGAGTGCGGTTGAAGATAGCAATCCATCAGACGGTGATGTGGAAGGTTCGATCGTCTTCCTCACGGAGCCGACGGTCGCTGACTTCTACCGTATGTTTGGCACTACAGGTGATGTCGCACAGGTGAACGCGATCCAGCGGGCGCTTGACAAGGAGTCACTCACTGCCGCAGCGGATGTGATGACCGGCGCGATGGTGGCACTTGTCCCGCGCACGGAGGACGCGTCACGCATCGTGATGTCAGACGGTGAACCGCTGGACCAGCTCCATCTCACGCTGTTCTACTTGGGTGATGCGGCTGACATCGACGACGAGGATCGGCAGAACATCCTCGACTCTGTCGCCGGCTTCGAGGGATCCGGTATCGTCCTTGCAGAAGTCTTCGCCGTGAACGTGTTCAACCCTACGGGCAACGAACCGTGTCTAGTTCTGGGCGTGTCTGGCGACGAGTTGCAAGCGGCATACGTGGCTGCCACTGACGCGATGCACGAGGCGAATGCGGACACGTCGATGTCCCACTTGCCCTGGGTTCCGCACATCACCCTGGCTTACCTTACCAACGAGTATGGACCAGACATCCTCGAGTCCTTGAACGTGCTCGATGTCGCCGCTGAACGGGTCGGACCGATCGTCTTCGACCGCATCCGCGTCGCCTTCGCCGGCGAGGTTCACGACACGATGCTCACTCCGGGTTCGGGAGCTGAGACCGCGTCACTCGCCTTCCACCTCGGCGGCAAACATGATCAGTCCACGCATGGTCGGCACACGCTAGCTGAAATGTCGTCACCGGCAGAGGTGGCAGCCGCACGTTCGCTGAACGCGGGCAAAGTGCCGAACATGAATGACCCAGGGCAGCGTGCCGTCGTGATTGGTGCGATGGCTTATGGGAACATCGGGCTCGTCGGCGGTGATAAGAAGGGCGTCGACTACAGCGAGATCCCGAACGAAAACACCGTGCACGAGCAGATCCATCACGCACTCCACGGTTACCCGGAGGAGCAGTCGCCAGGTGCAGCGTTCACGCGGGCAATCGCTGCATCAGAGCCTGGCTCACCCACGCTTCATCGCGGCATCCAAGGCGTCTCCCGTGGAGAGATTCCGTCTGAAGGTGCTGTCTTTGAGCTTGGGCCAACATCATTTTCACGTGACCGGAAGGTGGCCGAACGATTCTCCACGCCAAGATCCAGCCCTGAGTTTGGTGATCCGCACGTCGTGCGATATAAGCTCAAGAAGGGCTCGCGCTCACTGCGTGTTGATCACGTGACGGGTCACTGGGACTGGGAGAAAGAACACGTGACGATGGGTCGGTTCCGTGTGACGAAGCGAACGGAATCGAGGAAGCGTCTCAAGCTACGTAAGACGGGCGAGGAGCACGAGTACACGGTCGTTGAGCTCGAGATCGAGCAAGTGGACTACGACACGCCCAAGACTTTCGCTGATCCATATTCGATCGAACACCCGGGGATCTAAGATGCCACAGCCTGCACATAGAGGACCTGTTCCTAAGATGAAGGCATGGGACGATCCTGACCTCACGCCATACGAGATCCTGATGTCGTTCGACAATCCCATGATGTCATACCCGCAAGCCGGTTCGTTCGCGTCTTACCCTGACGTGATGGACATTGAACCGGTCACATCGGAAGACGACACTGCATCGTAAGGCTACAATGTAGCCGTGCAGCCGATCTCCCCATCCGGACCGATGATGACAGGCGAGTCATACGAGTCCGGCGACGTTGCGTTCGGCACGGCTTGGGAGGGCGTCCTCGTCGTTGAGGGTGTCGAGACCGGCGATGGCCGACAGTTCGCCTTGAACTCTGTCTCGTGGCCCGACCCTGTGGGGACGGTCATTCCGCTTCGACGGAACATCGAGGACTCCCACGGTGGAGAGCCGAAGACGACGGCGGTTCTCGTCGGTCGCATCACGAACATTTGGCGCGATGAAGCTAACCCGGCCATCATCCGCGGCAGTGGTGTGTTCGACGATAACGGGTCGCAAGGTGCGGAAGCGCTTCGTCTTGTCCGCGAAGGGTTCCTCGCCGGCATCTCTATCGACCCGGACAACATCAAGAACGCGGACATCGAAATGGTCTTCCCGGACGAGAGCGGGAACGAGGATCCGATGTTGGACCTCTTCGCTCCTCCGGACCTTACGATCTTCCACGCGGGCCGCCTCCGTGCTGCCACGTTGGTCGAGATCCCAGCCTTCGTCGAGTCGCAGATCTGGATCACCGCTGACACTCCCACAGTCAACGATGCCGCCGTGGTCGCCTCGACGTGGACGAAGGCCGCGTGGAATGGCGGTATGCAGGAACGCAACGTTTCGTCCGCGCTCGTGCCCTCTGTCTTCGCTCACGTCGGCCGTGATCAGACATCGTCGCGTTTCCTCCACCATGAGATTGTGGATGGACGTCCTGGACCGGCTAGCCTTGCAGCTGTGTCGGCTTCGATGCGGGCGCTCTTGACGGGTCGCGTCGATGGTCTGACGTGGTCGGAGCAGCGCACAGCGTATGAACACCTTGCCAGTCACATGCACGACGCGGGGCACAAGACGCCCAACTTCTCACCTGACGTCGACGTGACACAGGCCGGCCTCGTCGCTGCACTGGAGCAGCTCGCAGGTCCGCCGGAGGCATGGTTCGCCACGCCCGAGCCGGGACATTATCAGCCACTTGTCGTCAGTGACGAGACGACGCCCAACGGATGGCGCAAGTTCTACGGACACGGCGCCGGATGGGGCACTTGCCACACGGGCTACTCGAACGTCTGCAAGCAGCCGCCGCGTGAGGGCGACCACACATACTTCCGTACGGGCGAGATCGTCACGGCGGAGGGGAATCGCATCGCGGTCGGGTCAGTGACGATGGGGATTGGTCACGCACCCACCGTCGGCATCTCGGCGCACGCCGCCGTAGAGCACTACGACAACACGGGCAGCGTCGTCGCGCTGGTCGCGTCAAGTGAGGGCCAACACGGCATTTGGCTCGCGGGTGCGATTCCGCCATGGGTCTCAGCTGAGCGCGTCGCTCAGCTCCAGGCTTCCGGGCAGGTGTCGGGAGACTGGCGACGGATCGGCAATAAGCTGAGGCTCATGGCTTTCCTCGTCGTGAATCACCCGGGCTTCCCACTGCCGCGCCTCAACGTTCGCGCCGGTGTTATGGCCGGCGTGCAGACGAGCCTCGTCGCGGCCATCGGTCCGTCGGTTCCGGGTTCGGGAGCCGGACAGGAACGCACTGTCAGCCAGCAGCGGGCAATGGATGCAATCGCGTCTCGCATCGGGCGTGACACAAGGACGCGGGCCGCAGAGTTGCGGGCGCGAGTACACGGTAAGTAAGGGGGCCGAAATGGGTTGTGGATGTGGTGGAGCCGCTAAGTCGATTGAGACTCAGACGGTCGAACAGATCCGCGAGCGTTACGCATCGCTCTCCGCCGACGCTTCGCCGGAGGAGCAGCCGTGGACGAATGGCATCGTCCCTGACACCGCCACAGTGGACGAAAGCGTCACTGTGTCATCGTAGTGTAGACTACACATCGTAGAGATCTTCGGGTCTCAGTTCGCCACCAACTCAGGAGGATGGCCGACGTGCCTAAGCCTACCGGTTACGAGTTGCCGGCTGATCTCTCCACGTTGAGTGACGCCGACCTCGAGACCCAGCTCAGCACCGCGACGACAGAGTTCGACGCGCTGTATGACAACGATTCCGTTCCGGACCTCGAGCGTGCCGGCTACCTCGCCGATGGCATCGAGGCTCTCAAGACCGAGCAGACGA